CTCTCAAGAATGTCGGATCGGACACCGGCGCTTGCCATATAGGCTTTGACATCCTTCAGATGACGAAGGATCGTTCCATCTTGAGTTGGTCCGGTCACACCCAATCCTTTTTTCACTTCAATGAGTAGTTCAGCTTCCGTCATGGGTTCTCCTCTCTAGAGGTGCCTCTTGTTAAGCAGCTTTCTTCTTGATGATCAGGAAGCCATTGGCTGCAACGACGTTGCCGCCCACAAAGACGCTTCCTTTGATCGCTAACATGCCCTTCTTAAAGGCCGCATCTTCGGAGACCTTGATCTCGTAAGGGCTAAACAAGGCCAGTTCATACGCCCCCGGATGTCCGTAGATCATGCACGGAGTCGTGGCGACAGTCGCCGCATCACTGAGGGCTTTCAGAGCACTGTTGATGACATAGCGAACCGATAAACCGCCATCTTTCAGGATCCCCGCATTGGGATTGGAAGCATCCGGAGTGATTTCATAGACCGATTTCTTGTCCGCACCGCGTACGTCTCCAAAGGCAATCAAGTCGTTCTTGTTGATCAAGAGGACCGCATTCCCCAGGATGTTTTCATCCCCACCATAGGACATCGCAATCTTGCGCAAGGTCTTTTCATCAATGGCGCTGAATTCCAAAGCGGTATCGGTAATCGCCGGGGCATTGAGGATTCCGGTAAACTCCGCCGGCGTCGCAGCTGGATTGCCTAATGGAATCAAACGCGCGACTTTTTTACGCAATGCAATCAGCGCCGCTTGACGAATCTTCGTCAGGTATTGGACCGGCGTCAACTTAGATACTTCTTCGGTGACTTCAGTGTAGATCGTGATTTTGATCGGTTTGATCGATGCATAGTCGAAGGTCGGTTCGCCTTCAGAGTAATCTTGACCTTCCCCAATAATGCCGCCTTCACTGTATCCAGTGACATAGGGCACTTCATATTCGGTCATCCCTTCCGCCGATACCACATTGACCAATTCGACCACCGAAGAGACTTCATTGAACTTCTCGTTGATGGTATTTTGGACCGGTTTGGGAGAAATCAGATTCCCGGATCCGATCGTAACGGCGCGTACTTCCTCGACGCTGAATTCGACTTTATTGGAAGCTTTGAAGGCTTCCGCGCGTTGTTCAAATTCACTGGGTTCTTCGGTGCGATTTTCGTCCGGTTTATCCGACTTGGTCTTCACGCCATACGTCGCCAAGATCGTTTTCTTTTGGGTACTGCGTTGTTCTTCGTCATCCAGATCCTTGACCAGGGAACGCAGACTTTCCAGCTCATTGGCAAGCTCTTCCATTTCGGTATTCAAGGCACGGAGTTCTTCCACCTTTTCGGAGGCTTCGGAGCGCTTCAACAGCGCATCCATTTTGGTTTGTTTCTCTTGAATCAACTTCAGGAGTTTTTCTTTATTCATTCGTTACAGGTTCCTCGAACTTTCATTTGCAGGATACGATTCTTCAATTTCCAGACTTCTGAGCTCGTTTTCGCTTTGTCCAAAGCAGCACGCGCATTCTCCAATGCTTGAGCATCGCTGTCCAGCGATCGATCTTCGCGCGCATGAATCTCCGTCGCATCATACGCTGGAAAGTTCACCGCTGAGACCTCTCGGACCCGGGCGACTTTCTTAATGCGACGCGTCGGGATGGATTTATCCAAATCCTCCCAAGCATCTTCTTTGATCGTAAACAGAAAGGACATCCCGGTGATGTCTCCGCGTTTGACGGCTGAATACAATGCCCTAGCATCCGCATTGTTTTCAACATCGAGCTGCGGTTCAACATGTAATCCTTGTTCATCGACCTTTAAGGTCATGGTGCTGTTTCCGTTATTGCGACGACTACGAGCTAAGGGAATCTTACTCATGTCATGATTGACAAAGAACAAGACATCGGTGAGATCGGATTCATCAAACGCTCCGCGTTCAATCACTTCATGGAAGAGGTTTCCGATCTTCGTTCGATTTTCATAGACCGCCGCGAGTCCGCTGAGCTTGTTGCCTTCCAAGGTGAAATCCGAGGTATACGCGCGATAGATCAACTCATTTTTTGGATTCATTCGGGGGTTCCTCCGATTTCGTAGATACATTCTTCAGTTGGTATTGATGCGCGATATTAACATCGACATAGTTGAGGGACATTAAGCGTACATTCCCTTCTTCGTAAGGTGGGTAACCGAATAAAGCAAGAAGATCGTTGTTGGTGAGGGCACCGCGGTTTCCCAAGAGATCCCCGACGGCCACACGTTTATCCAGTGCCATGTAGAGGAGATTGTTTGCATAGAAGACGATCTTGTTACCAAACTGCAGGTCTCCTTGGGTGATTAGACTGTTCGTGGAAACTGGATTCAAGGAATTAATCAGAGGTTCGAGCGTTTTCTCATAGAAACTTTGATATTGCTCGGGGGTAAAATCCCCGGAGAGGATCGGGATGGAAACGCCATAATGACGTAGGATCTTCGAATCGATGAAAGCCAGCGTTTGCGGATCAACCAGCTTGGGATCGGGCTTGATTTGGATGTATTCGGACTTCAAGTCTGCGCCGATAATCCCATTCTTATTTTCCGCCAACATCTTTTCAAATCTGGAAATCTCGGCTTTCATGTTGTCTTCATCCAGGATCGTGTTATACTTCATGACCCCGTAAATCTGCATTGAACTATTCACCGATTTCTCGATGGATTGCAGTAGCTTGTGGTTGATGTCCACCGTTTGAAGCAACGCTTGTGTATCTGGTTGGCCATTGGTATTTCCACCCATGAAGGGATTGACCGAATAACGGTACCGCCAATGAATCAGGTCGCCGTATTTGACGACCAATTTCTCATTGGAATTGAAACGGAAATCAACATAGAGTTCGTTCTTCCCATCGACGATGAAGGTGACTTCGGTCGGCTCCAGCGGATACAATGCACGGTACTTTCTTGACTTCCCTTCTCCGGTGATCATTTCGTCATAGACCGGAAGAATGAAGACGTTGTAATTCAGAAAGAGTTGCCAGGTGATTTTCTCTAGGAAATCCTTGGTCGTACTCCATTCGTTGGGTCCGTATTCGAGAAGATCAGAAATCGAATCGAAGACCGGGACTTGCAGGTTGTTCTTATCGAAACGAATGTGTTTCGGGGTGAGTTTACTAATTTCCTGGGCGATGCAAGCAATGGCTTGTTGGACCACATCACTCGCAACGACATTCTGGCCAAACTGACCGTAAATCGGGACATTTCCATTGATCATAGCCAGTTGGCTGGATCCATTCGGCGGCTTATTGAAACGTTGTACGAGGCTATCAAACCAGCCCATTTCTTTCACCTCATCTCAGACTTTCCAGGTATTCAGTACGATAACGTTGCCACATCGCATAGAGAATAATCTTCGTGACGGCACCATCAATACGTCGATTGCGGATATCGTTGACTTTCACCGGCATGACCAATCCCAAGTTATCGATCTTGATCGCGGTATTGCCTAAGCACCAGCGGTCGATCGGATTGTTGTTGTAATTAACCAACTTAGATTTCAAGTCCGCTTCAAGCAACTTCATCGGATTCGACAGCGTGAAGCGGTTTTGATCCACACGCTCGGTATCCAGTCCAAAGTTATCCATCGACGTCAACCACGTTTTCGCAAAGCGATTGTCATAGCCGGTTTTATACGTCCGGATCTTGTAGTTCTTGTAGAGATCCACAAACCATTTCGCAACTCGTGACAAATCCACTTCATTCCCTTCGGTGATTTCAACCAATCCCTGACGAGCCCAGTCCAGATAGTCTTTCTTATCTTCGATCGTCCCTTTGAGCACTTTGCTCTCTGGGATGAAGTATCGGGTGTGTATGTATTTCGTCGGATCACCTTTTTTCATCAGGAGGATCTTGGCGCAGGTGAGGTCCGTCGTTTCCGCTAAGTCGACCGCCCCAAGGGCGATGCATCCAACGAAATCTTCCAGCTGGAACGTGTTGGTGTTGACGTAATCTTGTTCCATCAACCAAGCTTCCGCGTTGTTTTGTTTGATGTTGAAGTCTTTGGCTAGGACATACATCCGGTCGCCTTTGTCCATCTTGGCTTTATTGATCTGATCGCGGAGATAATCCACTTTCTTGATCAAACCAAGCGACGGATTGGACTTGACCCAGGATCGTTCATCCTGCCAAATCTCGGCTTCACTGTCTTGGGTATAAAGCCAAGCGAGGAGCGTATCATCTTCGTGCTCCCCTGCCATCACACGCCGGGCGTATTGAAGTTCTTTATCGAGATAGCCATCATTGATGAAGCCTTCTGTCGTGATGTTAATAAACAACGGTTCGTCTTTGGTGGATTGGGATTGTTCGATCGGTTTGGCAATCGAGTTATCCTTCATTTCATGGCTTTCATCCAGAATCCCAAACTCGATATTGTAGCCTTCTTTGTTGTGGGTTTTCTCGGACAGTTTGAAGACTTTACTTTTGTTTTTCTTGTTGAGGATCCAGCGCAAGTTCTTATGCGTTCGCTTGTTGTTGGGATCAAACATTTCTCGCATGGCTCCGATTTCCAAGAAGATGATCGAGGCTTGGGCGTCGTCATTGGAAGAGCAGACAATGTCCGATCCACCACTTCCCATCATGAGTTCCGTGAATGCCAAAGCCGCAGTCAGGGTGGATTTCCCGTTCTTGCGGCTGATAAGTAAGATGACACGCTTGAAGCGACGTTTATTGGCTGTGACTCGGGTAAAGGCATAGATGACTTCGATGAACGCTTTTTCCCAGAGTTCAAGCTTGAAGGGCTTGCCATGAAACGGCGATTTGGTATGTTTACAGAAGCGCTCAATGAACTGAATGCGCTTCTGCGCTCGTTTCGGTTCATAGCAATATCGTGGATCCTGGGTTTCCTTAAGGAGTTGCTTCAGTGTCGTTTCAAGTTCTTGGCCAACGAGAATTTCGCCAGCTTCTATCGCTTGAATGTATTCCTCAAGAAAGGTCATTCGTCGTCATCATCAAGAAAGCTATCAAAGGCATCTTCTTCTTCAATGGAATTCTTTGTTAACACAGCACCAAGAGTCTTAATGACCACCGAATAAGCTTGAAGATTCCGCAGGTACTGCTTGCCGGCTTCAGTCGGTTTCTGCAGGCTGCTATTGGTCGGATGGGTCTTAATCATCCCGGTTTGTTGAATTAAGGACCGTAAGTGGTCGTTTTGATCGGCTAGGAAGGCGGCTTCATGAATGAGCTTTTCCACCAGTTTTTGTTTGTCCGGATCCACTCGTTTGAAGACATCTTTCAGTTTCTCGAGCTCCGATTGTGGGGCTAACTTTTCGCTCATTTTCGCACCTTCTTTCCGGGGATTCTGGGACTTCTTTTGGTTTCACGACTTTTTCCAAAACGTGGGATGAAATCTCAAATTTTTGGTTTGCGTGCATCCGTTGTCCCTTGTCCAGTTCCCAATCGATTGCTCCTACATTTCGACCGGGGGGGAGTCCGGCCGAAATGCAAGGAACCAATCGTGGATATATTTCTGCCATTCCATTTGAAACGGCAGTTTATCCCTATCACTAAATAAACGACGAAGACATTCTTCTTCAGACGCCTCTACATAAATCAATTGAGCACCAAGTGCTGTTGCGAGTCGTTGCCGCTCGGATTGGAGTGGATAACCGCCAATGATCCAGGCGTTCTGCCACTTTCCTAAGCGTATTCTAATTTGATCGATCAGACTATCTCTGAGTCTGAAAACATTCATCACCAGTTCAGTTGGTTTGTCATAGGCAGGCAGTAGTGTGATCGCTTGATACAGTTCATCGAGATCTAGGACTAAGTCCTTATGTCCTTTACTGCTACGTACGAAGCTTGTCTTGCCTGACAGTGGTGCACCATAGACGATATAGACACGTTGAGTTAAGCTTTGTCCAAAGCGCTCATGCAGTGTGTTATGGCAGCGATGATGTACTAACAGCACGTTCTTCGGATTCAGGCTGATCGTTACATCATTTACATTCAGAGGCGTGAGTTCCTGGATGTGATGTCCGATACAGTCGATGTCTCGTAAGATCGGCTCATGACAGTGCTCACATTCCAGCCCTTTTGTAGCACTGCTACGTTGGATCATTAACTGCTTCCTTAAAGAGATCCATTCAGGACTCTTGTAGAAATCAGACAGGACTTGGTACTTTGCCATTACCAGTCCCCTTGTTTGGCCAGACGTTCACGAAGCTCTAACTCTTGTCTCTTGAGTTGCAGCATCTGAGGATTGTCAGAATAATGTTCCGGGTCTTTATTCTTCAGAAGTCCGAATAAGGCGCCGGTATCTGGTGGTTGATGTTTCTTGGTAATCTCGGTATAAGTAACCGACTGACCACTTTCCGTCTTGGTGTAAACTTTCTTTTCTTCGTAGTCATATCCCAATGCTTTCTTGATCAATGCGTTTTCGAGTTCCGTGATCAGCGTCTCTTTCCCTTTTTTAAGGGACTTTGATAACTCCGGATATTCTTTCTTATAGACTTCGAGGGTTGAGACGGCAATTCCTAAATTCTTAGCGATCTGATCCTCACGAAGTCCATCGCGAGCCCATTTCTCAATCAGGTGCAGTTTGGCTTGAACAGATTCCCATTTACTTTTTGCCAAAGTATCACCTCATTACACTTAAACGTTACCATATAAAAAAGTTCCAGTAAGTACCGAAACTTTTCAAAACCACACGCTATCCTAAACTACAAATAAAACCATGTTTCCGGGGATAAAGTCATAATTGAGTGATAGAAGTATATCATCATACTAGAAACAAAATAGTTACCAAAATATTTACATCTTTTAGTTCGAAATTCCAATATTGGTATTTCGAATATTTCTGTTTTGAAAAATTGATCCAACTAAATAGCCAACTATTGAAGGGATTAGTGCAATAATCAATGAAGCATATAGAATTTCAAAAATAGGAAGTCCAATAAAAACATAGGCATGATAAATAATTACCTTATCAGAAATGCCAAATAAACAATAATTTAATAGAAGGAAAAATATAAAGTTGCTATATTTTCCGATTTCTTTTTTAATGAACCCAAATGCAAGTGATAACAAAAAATACGATAATCCCATAAATCCGTAATAAGCAAAGATCCAATTCGTACTTACAAACTTATCCAAATTCCAAAACAAGTTGATTACAATTATCAAAACTAAGGTAACAGTAATTGATAGGATGAATAGGTGTTTTCTTTTAGGTTTATTTTCTAACAATTGCATATACTCTCCCGTCGGTTGCGTCCCAACCATTGGTCGTACTGCTGGTCCATGCATAATAGTCATTCGTATGTTGCGCAACTTTAAAATCATAATAATACATTCCATTATAAGTATTTTTAAATGACGATTTATATGCAACAAACCCAATATGGTTCCATGATCCATCATTTTCCCAATCTGCAGCGATAAAATCACCTGCAGAAATATCCGTCGTGAATAATTCAAATGCATAATTCGAACTTATCACTCTTGTATTGCTTCTTCCCATGTATCTAGTAAAAGTATCTGCTCCCGCCCAAGATCTTGAATGCTTATGAATCTTGATGCCAAGAAAATAATAGACATAATGCCACCACCCACTATACTCATCAGGATAATAGTTTACTTGCCCAATACCTGCATTTTCTAATATCTGAGAAGCAAAGTTCGTGCAATCAGCACTGAAACTATAGTAAGTTACCGTATTGTAATTGACTGCATAGGTTGAAGCATAATTAATGGCATTTGTGAGTTGTGTAGAAGTCAACATTGTCATCGGTTGAATTATTCTAACACTCGTCTCTGGAACTTGGGCTGTGGAAAGAAAATAACCAATTTTTTCCTTTTTGTCGTTAATTATTTCTGCCATTTTCTTATTTGCAGTAGAGTAATATGGTAAAAGATCAAGAACACTTTCCGAAATGAATAAAGATGAATACGTTCTAAATCCACTTTTTATACCACTTTTTTCTTGTAAAAGATACTTCAAATTAGCATTTTTTATGGAGTTTGCAGAGATATTAATAAAAGATTCAAACTTGCAAATATCCAATTGATATGAAAAATCTAATCCAAATTCCGTTCTATATTCACTGATTGCATCTAAATATTGAGTTAAATTTGTTTCCGAAAGCTCTCCTAAATGGTATTTAAGCTTCAGAGTTGTTATTATTTCCGAATAACGATTCTTAGCATTAGCTAGCGCAATATCTAAATCTTTGAAGTAGGGATAAATTAGATTAACATCTCCATTGATTATGACATAATCATTTGTGACAATTTCGCCTAACTCATCAAGAACGCCATTAGCAATTAATCGATTTTCGTTCTCTTCTAGTAAAGTCAAATCTGTAGTCGAAAGTGACTTATCAACAGTCAAAGCTTTCACATTAGTGTTATTCAAAGATAATAAAGAAAGAAGTAAAAATGAAGCAAGAATAATTTTGGTGCTTTTCATTGGCTCCCCTTTCATAATTAATTCGAATAATTTGCACTAGAATTCTTCTTTTTTTCGTTGAAGAAATTTATAACCAATCATAAGGCGCAAGCCTCATTCTAAATAACTCACATAAATAGCTTCAATGCATTATATTAATCAAACATTGTAATTTGATTTTATTATCCCCCCCTTGCCCCTATTGTTAACACATTAACATAGTCTGAATGTGGGTTCAAGACTCGTATAGTGTGAATAGAGACCCATTTATGGGAAAACACTCAATTCACTTGGCAAATTGTTTTCTTTCCAATTAGCCTTCATGACAATTAACACTATATATTCCGCATATATTTATGCAATATAAGCCTAAGGTTAGATTACGTGCCGGAAAAGTGAGTTATAGCCCATAAACTAAGGGTTTAAGGCATGAAAAAAGGGATCGATACTTTCCTGGAAAATCGACCCCTATTTTTTGGCAAATCCATTGTGTTTTTCACGATATATTGTTAACGATTAATTTCTCTCTTCATTTAATAAATATGCAATTGGACCGATGATTCCTAAGAAAATTATGATTATGATCCAACCCTGCTTTGAGTATACGCGTGTAACTTCTCTCCTCGATAATTTTTCAACACTGTATAGGACCAATCCAAAATGAAAGAAGA